AAAGAAAGGTGCGTTGGAGAGACAGCGTGCCGAAGCGAGAAGGAGAGCAGGCAGCTCATTGATCACCAGACGAGAAGGTGGATTGCTTTCACAGGAAGATACAGACACAGGTGTAGGATTGCAGACTCTATACGGACAGGATTAATCCATGAAGGATTTCATCTCTAGGGCATACCGATTAGCAAAGACAGAACGTCAAGTTCATGAGAGCGAGATGTCGGAAGCGTATCTTTACACCAAGCCTAACAGAGATATCTATAGGACCGGAGCGGACACAACAGATCGCAAAAAGATATTTGACAGCACAGCACCAGATGGTGTACAGAATCTAGTTTCCACGATATTGAATCTATTGATACCACAGAACCAACAGTGGGCTACTTTATCTGTGAGAGAAGATCTCAAAGAGCGTGTAGCGATGGACATTAAGATGCAACTGGACATGGCCAACAGGACAGTGTTCAAGACATTGAGAGACAGCAATTTTTACCTTGCCAGCTCTGAAGCATTGACAGATGCCGTGATAGCGGGGGTGGGTTGCCTAGGCACCTACGAGGAGAACAAGGGCATTAATTTCATAGCCATACCCAGCAATCAATTGTATTTCTTAGACAACCACAAAGGTGAAGTTGACACAGTGTTTAGAGATCATTCTCTTTCTGGCACGCATCTTTTAGAAAATTACAAAAACAAACTGTCCGACAGCATGCGAGAAGCCTGCAGCAAAGACCCCTTCAAATATCACAAGGTGCTGGAGAGCTGTTTTAGGATGCCCAATGACAAGGATTACACTTACGTGGTGCAATTGGCAGAGAACGGTGACATATTGGAACAGACCAACATGCCTGTGCAGATGTTCACGGTGTTTAGATTTGACAAGACCATAGGTGACAGTTGGGGTAGTTCTCCTGTTAGGATGGCATTACCACACATTAGAGTTATCAACGAAGCACAGATGTTGTTCATGCAGGCAGCAGCGTATCTATCGCTGGGTGCTTGGCAAGTGAGTTCAGACACAGCAGTGAATTTTGGCAACATGAAACTGCGTCCAGGTGACGTGGTCACAGTGGATCAACCCTTACAGGCCATACCATTTGCGGGCAATGTAAACATCACAGAAGCCACTATAGACAATCACAGAAGACAGATCCAAAGGATGCTGTTCAATGATGTGATACTGCCAGCAGACAAACCCACTTACCAAACTGCGGCCGAAGTGCAGATAAGGCAAGCGGAGTTTTATAGAAGATTGGGTCCATATGGACTGCGATTGGAACAGGAATTTTTGAGACCATTGATTGGTAATTTGATCACGAGATTGCAGATGCGTGGTGAGATACAGCCATTCCAGATAGGATCCGAGCTATTAGAACTAGTGGTAAATTCAGCAGTCAAGAGAGGCATAGCACTGACGGAGATTACCAGAGACCTACAGATACTGCAACAGGTATCAGCGCTGGGACCAAATGCGTTGTTAAATGTTGACATGCAGAAACTTGCCCGCAAGATATTGCGTGATGGAGACATGAGCCCAGAAGTGATCAAGTCTGACATGGAAGTGCAAGAGGCCATAGAGCAACAGAATCAACAACAGCAACAACAGCAATTGTTGATGTTGGCACAACAGATGCAGGCACAAAACACCCAAACTCCCACAGCTGCCTAGTCAAGATAGATAAATATCTTAGAACGTAAAATAAACAAACAGAACAGAATATGAATCGTAGCATGAGTCAACTTCAGCAATTCTACCGACAGGTATTTGAATCTCCAGCAGGACAGGCAGTGTTGAATGATCTAGACAGGATCATTAATCAGACCCGCGTGACCAGCGACAGCCCAAATCCCTATGCGGCAGTTTACATAATTGCACAGCAGCAGTTGATACGCAGGATCAAGAACATGTGCAACGAAAAATCTGTTTCCAACGACAAGGATCATATAATCTAATATGGAAGCACAAACAAACACAGCAGCTCCGGCACAACAGCCCGCAGCAACACCAGCAGAACATCTAATGGATACCAACACAGCACCACAGGTGGTGCCGGACACAGTGCCCACACCAGCAGAACTGGCAGCGGGACAGACACAACAGGACAGGCCGGGTTGGTTGCCAGAAAAATTTAAATCACCAGAGGACCTAGCCAAGAGCTACACCGAACTGGAAAAGAAAATCAGCACCAAGGTGCCAGAGAAATACGACTGGAGCGTGGTAAAAGAATTTGGATTGGAAGAAATGCCAGCGGAATTGGACACAGAAGTTACCACTGCATTTAAGAAAGCAGGATTCAGCCAGGACCAAGTCAAGACAGCATTGGCATTGTATGCCGATCAAATGGCCAGAATACAAGGACAACTCAGCACGTTGCCACAAGTGGACCTTGCAGCAGAGAGACAGAGCCTAGAGAAAACTTGGGGACAGGATACCAACGCAAGATTGGATTCGGTGCGCAAGTTCGCAACCACACTGCCAGAAAGAGTATTGACCAAGCCGTTGATTGATACTGCGGAAGGTATACAATTTTTAGAGCAATTAATGAGCAACAACAGACCACCAAATCCCATAACCAACACCGTGAGCAATCCGGCTAGAGATGGCATCAGCATCAGGGAAGAGATACGCAGCATGCGTGTGGATGAGAAGATGAAATTGCCACCAGGTGATCCAGTGGGTGAGGCTCACAGGCAGAACCTATACAATCTATACGAGCAATTGGAACGAATAGAACGCAAGAGATAACATATGAAAATAGCTGATCAATTGGAGCTATTCAAGTATGTGATAGTGTACAAGAATCTCCTGCGCAAGGACACTTGCGAAACATTAATGACTTGGCTGAAGACCCTGCCCGAAGCGGACAATGCTTGGGATGGTTGGGAAGTCAGCAAGGTGGCCACGGAACACGACAAGCAAGAAGTCACAGATCATCGCACCTGTCACTTCACCATGCTGAATGCAGAACGCTATCAGCACTTTGCCAAGATAGAACAGGCCATGGCACATATCTTTGAGACCTATCCCTTTGAACATAGAAGTTACCAGCACACTGGTGTGCAAGTGGTTCGCTACAAAAAAGGACACAAATTCAAGGAACACATCGATCATTATTCGGGTGGTCCGAGGACACTGAGCATCAGCATACTGCTGAACAATGATTACATGGGTGGTACCCTGAGTTTTTGGCAGGGCAGATATGTGCCCACAGCATTCACTGATGCCGGTGATGCCTGTGTGTTTCCCAGCAACCTATGCTTTCCGCATCAAGTGGAACCTGTATTGGATGGAGAACGATATGCCATAATCGTTTGGTTCGCATGACAAAGAAACAAAAAGAACTAAAACGCTATCAGATCATGTGGACCTTTTACCACAGCTTACTTGTAATAGAGTTAGCAGCAGTGATTGTGATACAATTGATCGCACTGATTAGGCACTGGTAATGGCATATCTAAACCTCAGCATACCCCCAATATATGCACAGATACGCAGAGAATATCTCTATGATCTCAAAGCACATCACGGAGAATCAGAACCCTGTGTGATCTTTGGCATGGCCAGCATTGTGGGCAGGGCATTGCTGTTTCATGCAATGATGGAAAATGGAGCAGTTTATTATCGATTACCAATCAGTGCATTCTTCCAGAAAGGATTTGATCGCAAACAAGTGCCAGATCAGAAACTAGAAGATCTAGAATTATGGAACTCATTCAGCTATTATCCCACAGTGACCCAATTTGATTGGCTGTTGGGCAACAGATGCATATATAAACCAGCAAACGGAGAATGGCTAAAAGGAGATTATCTAATGACATTTGATTGGGCACATCCAGAACCCAACGTACTAGATTGCGAGCATTCTGAAATACCCGAAGAGCATAAATGTGCTCACATGCTGTGTCTAGACAATGGCAACTATGCACTGCAGCCCAACAATAGAATACTGTGGAGCGTGGCCAACTTCACTGGTGAGCCCAGCATACCCGATTACAAAGTAACAACCTCAGAATGGAGTGTAGAAGACAAAGGATTAAAAACCGATGATACTGACAACATGTTTTATGACATCACGAAAAGATAAAAAAGACCATAAAGACACCAAGGTGGTACGCATGGAAGACTTTAAAGTGCGTAAAGAGCTCAACCATTATGTGCGTACTCACATGGAAATGGAACGGGCATGGCAATTTGCATGCTCTTTGCTGCAAAATACCAGCATGCGTGGTTTGGATCCCATCAATGTGCATCTCAGTCTATACAAATTAATGGTGCTGAAACTGCAGCATGATGGCTATGATTACCACAGCCTGCGCAGAATACTGCACAATGTGTTCAATGAAGAGTAATATTTGCCCACAGTGCCAGTTGGAAAACGGCACATTGAGTTGGTGGGAAACCGAAACCGGTTGGGTGTGTTATCCTTGCGGCATGGATCGCAGAGAAGAGCAATCAAGGATTGATAGGATAACCCAAAAGAAAAGCACTAAAAGCATCCACCAAGGCAGCAGGATCCAATAGATACACACGATCATTCACAAGGCTGCGGCATTCAGCATACAGTGTTCTACCCCATGGTGTGGTGTCAAATCTATCATCTTCAGCTACCCAATCCAGCAAAACAAAAACATGACCCAAATACAGGTCTTTATCGCGGCTACAGGGGTCGAAATCCACTAGGTATACCCAGTCTCCCGGATGTGTGTTGCTCACTGTGATCACATGGTATTTAAGGTAGATTTGGTAATTTTGGTGTGTTTGGTCTAGGAAAACCAGACTGTGACTCAGACTGTGACAAAAAATTAAAAAATTAATTACGGGTTCTTGGTAATTGCTTGGTCCACTTGGTCACTTGGTCACTTGGTACATGGTCAGTATGCTGTATCTCTCGCGGGTTTGCCCCATTTCCTCATAGTCCACGAGCCGTATCACTCGCTCGCGATCCTTTTTGCACAGCCGTTTCAACACGCTTGCGTTGGCAGGGTGCGACCATGAGTACAGCACCTGGCACTTGCTTGCAGGTATGCTGTCATCACCCAACACCCACCTCACATATGGCACTGTGTAGTTGGGTACTGGTTTAGTCTCGCGATCACCCATCATAGCACGGCTGCGTTCCCAGCTGAATTCGCTCATACCAGCACCCC